TACGATCTTACCCATAGGAGTATCCATAATCTTTGCTTTACCTACAAGGTTATCGCTGTCTTCTCTGAGTTCCTTGATGATGTGTGATACACGATCAAGGTTTACAGTTGGACCCTGTGGGTGGTTGAGTTCACCGAACGCTCTGTTCTCGTCAACATAGGTCTTGATATAACGCTTTGCTTCTCCAAAAAGAATGTTTCTTTCGTAGATGCGGTTGTTACGATTAGGCTTGTTGGCCTGCATGAAGACACCTTCAATAAAGTAGTTCTTCTTGCCGTCCTCTGCTGCTTCGGTAATAATGCGGACATCATCAGTTGTAGTTTCGGTGATAAGTAACATGTACTATTCCTCTTCTTGTGGTTCTTCGATTTCTTCTACATCGTGGCCTGGATATTGGGTCTTAATACCATTTGCCATCTTGGCATATAGAATATCTTTAATGTTTTTCTCTGCTTCAACGTAATTTTTATCTAGTAAATTATTTATAATTTCAGACGGTTTCATCTGGATCCTCACTTTCGCTGTCATCAACTTCAATATATTCTCGCTCTTCGTCCTCAATCTCTTCGATTTCGGGTTCTTCGACCTCTGGTTCTTGCTTGGTGACTAGATTCGCCACAACGTCTGGGGTGATTGCCCCTGTGGCATCTTGAACCTTCATCTTGAAAGTATCACCAAATGTTTGCTGAAACTTTTCCATGTTGTCGTCAAGCATACTCTTTAATAGTTCTTCTGCTGGTTTCATAGTTCATCCTCTGTAGGGGGAGGTGGTTGAGTCGCCATTTCTTTGGCGATTTCTTCAATCTCTTTTTCACTTTGCTTTAAAATATTCTTCTTTACCCAGTCATCTGAGTAGAATCTTCCGAGATATGGCTCTACGCTTTGAAGCATCTCAAGACGCTCTCGCATAATCTCTGCTTCTTTGAGTTCTGTGAAGTACGAATCCTTCTGGAAATCAAAGTGGATATTCTGAACAATCTTAGTCCAGTCCTCTTCCTTCATTATACCCTTAAGAAGACATTGAGTTCTGAGTAGTTGAATGAACAGTTCTGAAAAACGTTGACGAAGACGATCGATAAACTTGAAGAAGTTCAGTTCGTCTCTGCTAATTTCAGAGGATCGTCCCATGTTGAAGCCGTTTTCAGCATCCATTCGAGAGGTGGGAACGTGAAGGGCTCGGTATACTTTCTTGAGGAAGTAATCAACGTCTTCCATCTCACCGAGGTTCTGTCCACCATCGAGGGTGCTGATCTCAGTTCCTCTACCACCTTCTCGTCTTGGTAGCCAGTAATCTTCAAGCATGTTCATATGCTTACGATCATCTTTGATCTCACCAGTGCTGGCATCATAGACCAACTTGTTCTGGTAACGATTCATGATGTCCTTGAGATACTGTTCTGCCTTCTGCTTGGGTAGGTTACCTACGTCAATATAAAAGATACGACGTTCAGGGGCACGAGAGATACGATAAACTACAGTGGCATCTTCTGTCTGTCGAAGCATGTTCAATGGACGAATTGCCTTCTGAAGATATCCAACAACTCGCTTGGTTCCTGAATCAATAATACCAGAGTGAACATAACAGATAGAATCAGGAGCAATCTTTAGTCCTGATGCTGCGGTCTGGAAAGTTGACTGCTTGTCTAGGTTTGTGTAAAGATAAAACTCTTGAACGTTCTTAACAACGGCAACTTGAGTTCCATTAACACTCTCTTGTTTCTTTTGAACATTACGAACCTTCTTGATCTTAACTGGATCAATGGCACGAAGTTCTAGAATACCTTTACCTTTATTAGACTCATCTAAAAGGATATGATAGTAAACTTTACTATCAATGTACCACCTTCTAAAAATTTCATAAGCCTTCTGATTAAACTTGAGTAGTCTTAGTATTCCCTCAAACTCATCTTTCATCTTATTCTTAATAGAAACTGGCATATCAACTTTTTCTAAATTGATAGAGACTATTGTTCGGTCTTCGCTATGAACAATAGCCTCTGTTGTAATATCATCGATCGCAAGATCGACTTCGGGATATAGTGCCATACTTCTGTAACGGGCGATCAGATCATTTTCTGATTTGAAACCACCCTGAAAGTCAACGTACTGACCAAAAACTCCACCACCATCTACGGTGAATGTTCCATCATATTCGTCTGGACCAACAAATGACGCTGCTTTTGAGTCAGCGCCATTGGTTGATTTTGCTGTTGGTTTTCCATTGCGTCCAATAGTAAACCCAAATAAATCAATTGCCATCTAGATTCTCCGTTCCATAATAAAAAAAATCAGTTATCAAGCAAATTTCCAGTGATCGAAACCGATTGTAACACTAAACTCAGCAACTGCATCGGTGCTGTCATATGAGAAGTCAATGGTTCCAACCTCAGATGGCCAACAATCAACAAGTTGGATTGTTTTACCAGCGTTTTCATCCTCAGCAATAGGTCCATTGCCGCCCGACGCAGCCGCAGCAACACTGAGAGGTGCAACAGTCCACTCGCCGTAATTTAAACCTCTTGACGTATCTCCAAGTCCCATAAAACCCTCAGACCATGCGATGAACTTTTCGTGAATTGTATTCGCATCATCACAAAGAACGCTAATAGTCCAGTCAGTGAAAGTTCTATCTCCTGCTCTTTTTACTTCTCTTCCCTTGAAAGGGATAGTAACAACACCAAGTGATGCAGAAGGCATCGCCGCGGCCTTGATCAAAAGAGCCTCATCGTCACTGAGTGTGACTGTACCAAACTGTCCTGTTACTTTATATAAGTTAGGTCTGATACCCTGACCAAACTTTGTTGTGAATTTCCCTAATGACATTTAAACGCTCCTTTGTTCTAGTATGTATCAGGCTTCTGTGAAGAATGATCCAGAGTTGTTTGCGACGAAGTTGAGTTTGACGAACTGAACTGACTTGGTTGGCTGTAGGAAGATGTCACATACGAACTCTCCTCTATCTACGACCGAGCCTGGGTTGTTTGATTCGTCGCAAACAATCCTATAATTCTCAAGACCTCTTCTGTTCTGAACATCGCGGAGAACTGGATCGATCTGGTTCACAAAACTACGTCTAGTGAACGCATCGTTCTGCTCGAAAAGAATGAAGTTTGCTGATGTAGCAAAAGACTTCTCTAGGATGTTGAAGAGTCTTCGCACCTGAATTCTATCAAAGGCACTTGGTTTGGTCTGAAGTGTCTTGTCTCCCCAGAGAACTGTACCAGAGCCAGGGAAGGCTACGACGTTGTTGATTCCAGCAGAGTAGATGAGATCTCTTGCTGCCTTGGATGGGTTGAATGCTAGTTTGTTGACATTTAGAATGTTTCCTCTAGCATAACCACCAGGCGAGAACCAAGCACCGAAGTCGGTTTCTGTTCTGGCAAGAAGTCCAGCGATGTCACCGTTTAGCGGAAGCCATCTGGTGATACCGTTGTAACTATCGTTCTGCTGCTTCCAGTTACCATCCATTGCAGCGTATGAAGTATCTCTGTTAAGTTCACTGTTTCTGTATGTTCTGACGGTAGACTCAGTAACCTCTGTTAGAGTTGCTTTGTTGGCGAGTGATGCAGAGTCTGCGAAACCATCACCAACTGGCTTCGAGATGACTGCGAGGCAATCCTTACGAGTAGCAGCGATATCAATGACCTTTTGGTTGAGAGCATTGTCTGCGTCTCCTGCGATCAGGATACTCACATCAGCAACATCAGGATCGGCGAAGTAAGTGTCCCATGCGGTTTGCTTATTAGAAGAAGTGACCGCAGTACCATATGCACCACCCTGAAGTGTGTAGGTGTATGGACCATTGATACCCTTGCGTGCGTCTGTGGTTGCTTCGTGTGCGTCAAGAGGAACTCTATCGAAGCGAGTCTTGGTGCTTACGAGGTTTCCGTTTGCATCCAAGTCAGCAGATCCAACTGTAACATCAACACCTAAAGTAATTCCAATGGCTCCGATGGCTCCACCGCTATAGTCAGCAGAGGCTCCAGTGAGTCCAGAGAATCCAAAGATACTCTCGAACTCACCGACTCCATCGTCGATCTTGATAAAGTTTGAGTTTGCGAGTTGATATTTGTAATATAGTGCAGTTCCGTTGTCGTCAACTGCGTTGATAATCTGACTCATTCCTTCAAAGATTTCTAACACAGAACCACTGGGACCATAAGTTCCCTTTCGATCGACGACTGCGAGTGAAAGTTCATCAGCAGTAGCACC